CAAGATCACCTGGATTTTTAGCTGCTGGACCAGGTGTGATTTCAGCGAAAGCCTGGCCGCCGATAAAGATAAAAAACAATATGCAGTAAATTCTAATTTTTCTCATGATGCTTCTTGCGAGTTATTGTAGCGCGCCGTTCATTTTGCGATTTTATTATATTGAAAATGCGACACCATTAAACGCACTTTAATTGTTGTCGCAATTCAAAATTAAAATCTAATTCTTTATTAGTTACGATTTCCTCTTGTTGATGCCGATTGTGTAGTTGCCAGTAGAAGGGTCTGCTGCTGGTGACGGTGTCCCGCCCCAACCCCAACTAGTTAATATACCGCTGCCATTGTCGTGTTGAAATCCCTTGCCACTTGCATCTCGAGCGTCATAAATGAGTACACCACCACTATCACTAATTGCAAAGCCATAGCCAGTGATACCCAACAGGTAGTCTCCGGCGCTCAGGTTGGCCGAGATATAACTTCCAGCTAAACCATCTGGTCCGCGGTTGTATCTATTGGAGGTGATATAGAGTCCCGTGCTGTCAAACAGAAATAGGATAGTGTCAAAGTCGCAGGACGAGCCAAGCAGACCATTGGTTGCCGCTTCTAACAAGCCTCCGTCCCATGTAAACCTGAACAGGTCTTGGTAGTCGCCTGCTCCTGTTGAGCCGGTAATGCTGGTGACGTTGGCTCCAGCATATTGGGCGTCAGCGGGGAGAGAGTCAGCGTCAGGTATTTCTGTGTAAGGCATTACCATAGGGACGTTAGGTGTCTCGGTGAGCGGCGGTGCCGGAAGAACATCAGGCAGAGTAGGTTTTTTAATCATCTGCAGCTTCAGCTTTGTATCGCGGCCTGGGGCGATGGACGTTCTGGTCTGATTGAAAAACCGCCTTTTCATACCTCTACCTCGATTTCCATCACTTCATAGCCGCTGGCTTCTACCACCAACACATGAGCGCCCCTGGCGGTTTCAAATTGTACCTGGCCCTGGTGGTCTGTGATTCGTGCCTCAGTACCATCAAGTGTGGCTGTTGCATTCACCAGCGCCTGGCCGTTGTCGCCAACGATAGTAAAGGTGGCCACACCATTGCTGTAAACCACGTTTGAACCGGATTTAAACTCCCTTTCAAAAGCTGTTGAAAGACGTGTCATTACGATTTTAGGGGCCGTGCCAGCCGCCGCTTCAGCAGTGATCTGCACACTTGAGGTCGACACGGCCAGCTCCGAGTTCATCACCAGCACCTGGCCACTGATCGGTGAGCGCGGATGATTAATGCTGACATAGACACCAGGTGGCACCTGATCACGCACATCACTGCTCCAACTTAAGTTCCAGACAGGCCTGGCCTGGTAGCTCAATTTACGCTCACCCAACTCAGCGGCTAGACGAGCCGACCGCAGCCAGCGTGCAGTCACTTCGCTTTCAATACGACCATAGGTCTCAATAGCCTCTGGGGCTTCAAACTGCACAGCCCTGCGAGGCTGACCATCGACATAGTCATATAACACTCGCAGCACAGTAACGATGCCAGACTGACTACTCTCTGCCTTTAAACCTTGGGCCTTCAATGGGTCGAATGTTTGCCAATCAAGCTCGCCTGGATTCTCGATTGGATAGAGCCTAGCAATGCCTGGCATACCGCCCGACCACACAGCACCAATCGACTGGCATATATCATCGATCTGGGCGCGAATGGTACGACTCGAGTCATCAATTACACCACCGATCTCAATGCCCTTACTTGCCGTCTCAACCCGGAACTGGTCCAGGTCAGCCAGCGTTATTGGCACAGCACAAACATTGGCCAGAAAATCCCACAACACAAAGGCTGGGTTAGTCAGCAACGCGCCGGTGGTTGGGTGCATTTTGCCGCGAAGCGTAACAGTCAGCGGCTCACCATCAGCCAGTGGATCAGCCAGCTCCAGCACGGCAACTGGATGACCTGTATCGTCAATATCGTTATAAAAGGCCCAGGCCTCTGTTGGCAGACCATCACGACTGACCTCATCAACCCCCTGACAGGCGTGATCGGCACAGACAAATAGCTGCCCTTCATTGTCATAAGCCACTGGCGTGACAACATCACGGCCATAGACCAGCGGGATGGTGGCTTTATTCTTATAGCTACCCCATACAGTCGTTTCACGCAGAGGCAGGCGGTCAGAGAGCGGTTGCGTTCCACCCGCTTCCAGTGACAAGCTGATTTCCTTGCCCATATCACAGCTAGCAATGGTGCCAACAAACAAGTCACCATCAACAGTGATCAAACGGGCTGGCTGGCGCAGAGGTGGAATCTTGAAATACTCAGTCAAGCGGCCATCACCGTTATCGAGCGTGACGGTGACGTTGGCGTTCTCAGCCGAACCACCAACAGACAGCGGCCTGCGTAGGGCTCCTATATTAGCCAAACGACGGAACTGCAAATCAGATGTAAGCAGCGCACCTGGTGCGCTGTAAAACTCCATCGCCGGATCGGTGTCCAGGCGTAGCCAGACAATCATGATAAGACCGCAGCGAGCGGCAGTCTCAACGACAACAAACGGTTATTGCGATCGTCAGGTTGGAACTGATAATCATCATCAATATCGACATCATCGACCTCAATGCTCACCAGCGCGGCTTCCTGGGGGTGATCTTGGTGAGGCAGCACCACGATCGGCTCATCGTTGACCTTGACGTGATCAAGCATCAGCAGCAGCTTGTCGAGATCGGTCTGGCTCAGGAAAGTACTCCAGGAAATCTCACCGCCTTGGCCTTTGCCTGCAAACAGACCGCTGGGGTTCAGACCACCACCACGAGTGATTGCATAGTTACGGCGCAGCGATACCTTGCCTGCACTGTATTCGGTTGAGACAGGCGGGCCAGCCCACCACCAACCGATTGCACCACCACTGGCATTGGCAACCGTCAGCCGTAACCACTCAACATTCCAAGACGAGGGCAACAACTCAGCCATTACACCGTCGCGCCAAGTCAGCACAACAGACTCTGGCCATGCAACACCATCCTGGCCACCCTCGACCGTAATCACTGCACCTTCAGGCAAAGTATGCCGAGCGAGAACAAAAGCATCTATGTTTTGCGCACCGCCGAGGTTTGCGGTCAAGGTTGCCCCGGCACCGTCCCACTGCCACGTTTCGTCTTGAGGTGTTTGAACATGGCTGGGCGCATAGGGCTGACGGGCCAAAAATGAATGGCTATCACCAGCAACATAACTCGGTGCCGCACCGGCCTGAAAATCAGCTGACACGCCGTCAGATAACAGCACAGGGGTATCGGGAATATCAGCGGCAGCAGACCATGCAGCAGCATCTTTTCGCCAGCGATATTGACCACCTTCAACTGCAAACTGAAACTGGTCGCCCAGGCTAAACGGTATGCCTCCTCGGTAAATGGTAAAACCAATACCACCGGCACTATATGGAAGTTCGGCAGCATCGACAACAGCATAGTCGGCCATATTGCCACTGACGTTGCCGGTCACCGACCAGGTGTGAGTATCATCACCATCAACCCCACCAGCAAGAAACAGCGCCGACGCGTTGATCACCGGCACCCGGAAACTGTCACCGACCTGGTAAGCTTTACCACCACCAGTAACACCATCAATGGTGATAGTGATGCTATCACCTTCTTTTAAATGTTCAGGACAAGCGCACTTAATCGCCAGCGCAAATTCGCGCGTGCTTTCAATGTCACCGTCCAGATTACGTTTGGCGCTATGCCAGGCCCGATTGGTGAATGCAGGCAAATAGCCTGGTGCCATCCACGCAAAACCGTCACCTGGGTCGCTCCAGCAGGCAGCACCGCCCACGCTAGAGCCATCAGCTTTTCCCGGCACAATCCCCAACCCAATACCGAGCGCATCCATCTTTGCCGAATAACGAGTAATGAATTCACCAACATCGGTTACAGAAGGATTAAGATCCTGCACAGCCTCCTGAGTCACACCCATCTGTCGCCAGTAGCCTAGATCCAGCCATGTTACCTCACTGAATGCCTGCTTAATCGTGCTGCCATCAACCGGCCATGCTGGCTCAACACCACCGCTAGTTCCAGAGTTTAGGGCGATGTAGGCATGGCCATTGGCGTTAGCTTCTGTCGGCTGTACTACCGTGCCAATATTATAAAATCCCCCCCGAAGCCCCATATCAACCCAAGTCACACTCCCGTCCACCACAGACCCACCGTCTGTTGGCCATGTGGGTTCAGTTGCACTACAAGTGCCAGTGAAGGATCTATAATAGTGGCCATTATCATTTGCAGACGAGGGCTTGCGATAGGTGGTAGACAGAGAGCTGAGTACTTCCGATGCAGACCAGTCGTTATATTTAGTGCCAGTATCAAACTCAGTCAGCCCAGAGTCACTACGTAGCCCAGCATCACGCCAAGTCAACGCGCCATCAACCACAGTGGTGCCATTAACCGGCCAGACAGGTTCTGTCGCACCGCTATTGCCACCATCACCATCAACCAGGATATAAACATGGCCATTGTCATTGGCTTCAGATGGAATAATCCAGCCCTGTGAATATGCATTACTGGCCTGCCAGCCTTCCACCCATTGTGTTTCGCTGCCGGTAAAGTCGGCAAGCTCGTTTTGCATCGCACTAAATGCCGCATCCCACGCAGCGCGTGCCGTTGCATCGCCAAAAAATAAATACAACGCCTCTGCAAATACCGTGGTGACTGATTCGATTAATTGTCGATCGAGCGTGGTGCCGCCGACACTGTCATTCCCTATGAAGGTATTTTCCTGCATAAAGGTTGATCGCCAGTCATACAATGTCTGCAAGCGCGACTTGTATTCTGGATCAAGTGTTGCCATAACTGCCTCCTCATCTATGCCCAAACATGCGGCCGAAATTCGCCCCGACACGGCTGCCTTAGAACAAGCACAGTCATCATCATTAGGGCGTTGTTTATATGTAAACGTAATGCTCTTTCCAGAGGCATTCGCACCCAGAGTAAAATTGCTAACACAGATGGGCGGACTAACCTCAGCGTCTTCCCTTGTTTCATAGGCGGTATCCCATGAAACATTGGCACTGGGTTTTACCTCTGGAGATTTAGTGGGTATGCGAAAATTCACAATAGAACTTTCATAATCAACGCCGCTTATGGCCTGCAGCAACTTACCAGAAACAGTGCCTTCGACATTCCAACGCTCGGAACCAATAGTGGCGTTATCAGCGCACGTGATCAATACCGCCTCGGTAGGCGCACCAGTATCCACCACCAGGTTACTCAGCCCGGTGGCGTATTTGCTGCCCGAGGTAACGACAGGCAGAGCGTATGAAACTGTTTTCAATGGCAGATCAATCACCGCCTGACCACCTGGCTGACGATCATTCGATATTACGCCGACCACATCTACCAGCGCACTGCTGCTACGAATGGCAGCCAGCAGGTCATAGGTGGTGACGATGGTATTGTATGTTTCAGGTGTGACGCCATCAGTGATAGTTACAGATCGATTGCCAGTGACAGCTTTAATCCGTGCACCCTCGGGCACATCACGCACCAATGCCGGTGTCACGTAATAGCGCCACTGGCCTTCCTCACGTTTTTTGTATTGACGATAAACCTGCGGGTCATCACCAAACACAATTCGAGGCGAAGAAGGGTCTAAAGCACCATCCGCCTGCAAAGGTTTGGCCCCAAAATCCCATTGATCACCGAGACGATATGTCTGGCCGGTTGACCAATTATCCAAGGCGGCGTAATCGGTGTCGGTATAGACCAGACCTGACTCATCAACAGTAATATTGATACTGTTGCCGGAGCTGCCAGACATCTTAGCCTGCAAAGAAACACTACCTAGGCCAGCCTGTGCAGCGGTGGTATCGCTACCAAGATCCGCCAGGCTGATAGTGAATACCTCGGCCGACGTGCCTGGGTCAACCGTCAGACTCTGCAACTGGCCATTACCCACACCTGAAAACACTGGCGAACTCACCCGAGGTGTGGCACTAGTGTCACTGGTAATCTCAATATCAAAGCTGGCATCTTCAGCGCCGCTATAACTGCCGGTCAGTTTGACCGTACCATTGCCTGTGCGATTAATAGAGCTGCGAAAAATCGCGGCCGCTGGTTTAACTCCCGATGCAGTCAGAATAGCGTCACGCAGAGCATTATTGTTATTGGCAAAGAACCTCTGTACACCTACCATCAAGAACTCCTTGCCATTATTTTTCGCATCATAGGTTCTATCAAACGGGCTAACGCCTCAGGCTCTGTGACACCGTTTGCATTAAACTCGAATCTTTCAATTTTGCGGCCACCGGTTTCAGCTGGTGATGGTTGATCACGCTCTGCCTGGCGTTCCTGAATTCGCTGTATTTCGACCCGATTGACCTGCTGTAACAGTTGCAATGCGTCTCTCAAGTCAGCGGCCGCATCAGTCGCGCCAAGCTGCTGCGCCTCTTCAAGTTGTTTTTCTAACTCTTTACGCTGGCGTTCGTACTCGCGCTGTTGAATGTCCTGCTCATTACCTTGCAGCCGATCAAGCCTGTCCTGCAGGCCTTCCAACGTTCGCTGGCTCGACTCATCCAAACGCTCGATTTTTCGCAACGCATCATCCAGGGCACCGCGTAACTCTGACAACCGTTCACGGCCCAGCAGACCGAACGAATTGGCGGCATTATTGCCCGCACTTTCTAATCGATCCGCAGACAGCGTGCCGTCTTCAATCTTCCGCATTAATGCATTAAAGCTTGTCTCCTGCTGCTGGTAAGTGCGGGTCAAGCCTTCGAGACCATCATTCAGATTGTCAAAGAAACCAAAGGTGGTGTGGTTCAGCCTGGCATTGCGATCCAAAATAATGTCGTAGGCCTGACCGATCTCATCCGACATTTCATAAAATGAGTCCCGTAGACCAGTCCAAAATGAAGACCAGGATGCAGCTGCAGACTCAGCTTCAGTAGCAGCCTGGCTAGAGGTTTCAGCTAATCCGGCAAACTCTTCTTTGGTGTCTTTTGCTGCACCCTTGACCTCTCTTAATTTTTCCTCGACTGCAGAAAATAAAGGTAGCGCCTCGGCGGCAGAAATCTTGCCAGCATCAAAGGCAGCCTGCAGCTCAACCTTCAACGCGGCCAGTTCTTTCTTGTTGCCCAATTTACCCAGCGCAGCGTTAAAGGCTGCGGCGATCTGAGTTCCACTGGCCTGTGCGTTGCTGGCAATGGCCTGAAAGGTATCAATGATGTCCTGACCAGCGGTAGTAATGCCGGTCTCAACTTCGTGCACATCAACGCCGATGCGTTTCAGTGCTGCCGATAGCGACCCATCAAGTAAAACAGTCAGTTCAGAAGCAGCGTCCTTAGCACCACCAAACGCAGCTTCAGCGGTGACCTGAAATTTCAACAGATCTTGGCCTGAAAGATCAGACAACGACTTAATGAGTTGGTCACGAATCACCTCTGCCGTGAGGGTTCCCTGTTCAGCTAAATATTGCAGCATGCCGCCAAAATTACGAACGGATTCAATTGACTGAGGATCGAAGCCATTGAATATATCTGCGAGTGACTCTTTTACCTCACCGCCTTTGGATATAAGGTCGGAGAATTGTTCAACCAGCTTTTGTACCGGCACCGACAATTCATTGCCCAACGCTTCTGCAGCCAACGCAGCTGCCTCATCGATCGCAACAAATGCTTCACGCATCTTAGTAAACGACTGGGCAATTTCTTGTTGTCTCGCCTTGGTGTTCTGACCAAGCAGCTCTTCATTTAATGCAACGCGAAGCTGACCACGCTCATACTCTCTAAGACCTTCAAGTCTTTTTCGATATGCCGCGACTTCATCGTCAGCCATATCAGCAATAGCAGCGGCTGTTTGTATAACGGTGTCTTTGTATTGTGAATTTTTTTCAGCCAAATCCCGGCCAGCCGCAATGCCTTCATATGCTGATTTGTTATATCGTTCCTGCGCCCTCCGCAATGCATCCTGATCAAGTGTTAGCTTGGCAATCGTTTCGCCCAATACTTTGCCTGTCTTTACCGCGGCCTCAAAACCCAATACAGCCAGACTAATGATAATATTACCGGGGATACGTTTAAGGGCTGCGCCTAATCCTTTTACTTTCCCGGTAGTGTTATTTGCAGCCGATGAAAAACTGGTTAGTGATACTATTGACCCCGCCAAGCTGGCACCGAACCTGACTATTTGACTCGCCAAACCAGCTATCTTAACTGCCGCAAAGGCTTTGGCCATTAAAAGCAGAGCACCGCTATACTCAGAAACAATCGATATACTTTGCTTAATAACATTAGCTGTGCCAGTAATTGCTTGAGATATATTTTCAGCCCAGCGTTTCAGGGAGCCATCTTCAGCCATTTTTCTGGCAGCCACACCCACATCTACAATCTGTTGCTTGAAATAATCCAGCGTGCCTGAGCGTGCAATCAGATCAATAAATTCGTTCCACTGATCTTTAAGATTTGATACCAGTCCGTTCCAGGTGCTCATTGTGTCGGCCGCGGCGCCTTGCGATGAGTCACCAATAGCTTTTATTAACAGCCCAATTTCTTTGCGGCCGAGTTTTCCTGCGGCGCTCATTTTTTGCAGCTCAACAGTGTTTCGGCCAGTCGCTTCTGAAAGAAGATCCCAAACAGGTACACCACGCTCTACTAGCTGAAGAATTTCTTCACCTTGCAGCTTCTGTTTCGCCCACGCCTGGCCAACCGCGAGAATGATGCCATTTAGGGTTTCCTGACTGCCGCCTAATTTGGCAGACTGGTCAACAATCGCTTGCATTGACCCATCCATTGGGTCCAGGCCAAAGGCCTTTAATTTAACAAACGCCTGCGCCACTTGGTCGAGCTGAAAAGGTGTTTCCTTGGTAAAATCTTTTATCCATGAAAATGCCTGTTCGCCAGCTTCAACCGACCCCATTACCGCTTTCAGTTGTTGATTCAGAGCCTCGAACTGTCCACCTGTATTCAGAATGGATTTCAGACCTTGATTAACTTTGTTAAGCCCAAGGAATGCAGCACCAAAGGCTATCACTTGGCGTGCAGTACTCTTAAGTGAGCTGCCTAAATTATTTGTTAAATTAGCTGAGTCTTTCAGCCCTTTATTTAACTTCCCAGTTGGATCGCCTAGCTTTTTATTTGACTCTTTACGAGTCTGAGTCAGCTTAGTTTTTAGCTCTGTTAGGTTCTTCTCAGAAGCCTTCAGCTCTTTGCGCAAGGTCGCCTGGTGAGCAGCAAGATTCTTTGTTGATATGCCCACACCGGACATTTCTTTGCGCACCCCTTGCAGCTTGATTCGCTGATCCTGATATTGCGCTGCCAGCTTTTTGGTTTCGGCACGTGAGCGATTAAATGAGGCACCCAGACTTTTGCTGGGTTTCTCAGCAGCAGACATTTCCTTGCCCAGCTCGGCGGTGCGCTTTTTGGCATTATCTAGGCTTTTATCGGTTTTAGAAATCTCAGATTGCAAATCCCGAAAATTGTTGATCAGCTTTTGCTCTTTTTCCAGTTGAGACAAAGCCCCCCCCAAAGCCTGCGCAGTTTGTGCGGCTTCAGAGGATGACTTGCCAACATCATCAACGCCATCAGAGAGCAGGCCGAGGTCTTTTAACCCCTCGACCAGCGCCCGGATGCGTAGAACAACTTCGAGATCTTTACTTGCCATTATCGGTACTAGGCAGCCATTTCAACTTTGAAATACTGACTGATGCCAGCGCCTGATTTATTAGTGTCTTTCAACACCGACATTGTTAAATCAATCGCGGCAAAATCGTCGCCAATAAAGCCCAGGCCTTGCGTGGGTGAAAACTTGACCCGGAACAAATCAATCACCACCGGCTTGCCGCTTTGAGCCTCATTCAAACCCACCAGTGTCATTGCAAATTCCTGACCGCTATCTATGACCGCCTGCACCACACTGCCAGCCGCCTTGGTGTAGTCAATCAACAAGGCTTCAGCGTCAGTGATGCTGCCGGTTGACAGCGGTACAACACCGGCTGAGTTCACTGTGTAATCTGTATCCAGCGTGTAAGTAGTCGTGCCCGTGTTATCCGTAACAACAATGGTGCCGGTGTCCGGCAGGTTGTCGAGACGAATCAGGCCATCGTTGTAGCCAGTGTGTGGCTCATCCGTGACCGCACCAGCCACTACCGCAGTCGCTGCACCAAACACCGCCAACGCCATGTTTTCAGGGCTTAGGTCATGCATTGACACCGCGCCCTCGATCGCAGAAATTCGGCTGATTGAGTTAGCTACACCGCCGCCTGCATTTTGATAATCGGGCAGTTCTTTTTTGTCTTCACTGATCGACAATTCCAGCTTGGACGTATTGCCAACATTGCGCGCCTTGGCGCTGCCGTCATACGGCCCCAGAAAAATAGAACCCTTACCGATATAACTTTGCTCTGCCATGATTTAAATCCTCTTAAATGATTTCTGCTTCGCGTAGACGCTTGGCCTGATCTTCACGCACCTCAATCTTGTCGCCGACCTTATGCTCGGTGCGCTGATGGGTGTGTGGTTTTTTCAGTGTTACCGACACTTTTTTTGCCGGTGTTTTATCTTGCTTAGATTCGGGCATGACTTAATCTCCTATGGGTTTAATAACGACTTCGGTGGTAAACGCCAGCGGCACTTCCAGTGCGCCGACCAGGTATTCAGGTGGTGGTGCCTTTGCCATCTTCAACTGCTTGTGATTATTGCTTGGCGTCCAGCCAAGTAGCGCTTGCATGGTCTGCAATACAAGCGGGCCAGCATCCTCTCGAGCGGCACTGCCCACGGCAACATTGCGCAGGTTTTTGACCCGTGGCACCACGTACCAGGTTTGTTCAATACGGGTAACACCATCACCACGATCTTCAATCGGGCGCAGACCGGCGAAGACCACATCACATGACGGTGTGGGTGGTGTTTTTTTAGTTTTGGAAAAAGATTCCAACTCTGGGGCACCAAATACCTTGCATTTATAACCAGCCACCTGGTCAGAAATGCGTTGAATCAACAATGGTTCAAGGCTCATGAAATCATCCATCATCAAGCCCCTATGGCACGATCAATATAGTGCTGAGCGATGTCGTTTATCTCAGCCTCATCATCGCGGCTAATGCCCAGGTAGGGTCGTGCCGGAATGGTCACCTTTTTACCGCGCCCGGCCTTGCCACCGAACTGATGTATGGCGCCATAAATCATATTGGTGCCAACAACGACTTCATCACCACTGACCCGATGGGTAATCGAGTCACGCAGATGGCCACGGTCGACCAGGGGTTTAGGAGTTGAGCCGCGCCGTTCTGTTTTGGTAGCATCTGCAAGTTCCAACCAGGGCATACCTGCTGGATCAACACTGCGTTTAAAACGTAACGTCGTTGATGACACTAAGGCCTGGCCAATTTCATCGAGCATCTCGGCAGGATCAAACTTCACCAGACGATTGAGCCGGGCAGGCACGTTGTTGGCCTGATAGATAAGCTCAATACCGGCCATTAGTAAGTCCCCCAGTCAGTACCGCTGACACCTTGACCAGAAACAATGCGGCCAGATGATGCGGCCTGGGTATCTTGCTCTCCCAGCGTGGCCTTGCCCTCGGCAACATCACGCAACCACTTAATGGCCTTATCGTGATTTTTTTCGACATACTCAGGTGCGCCATCTGAAAACAGATAAAACATCACCACATCACCACAGTGACGTTTCAATGGGCTGGCGTCGATCATGGTCTGCGTTAGCGGCAGGGTATAAGCCTGTTGCAGATAACTGTCGCAGCTGTTCGAGGCATCGACGATGGCGGCATCTAAAACAGCGCTGTCGATACTGCCACGATCATCACGATCAGTGAGCTGCTCAAGCGTGTCATTACCAAAGCGTTTAATCAGATCCGAGCGGGTTAGATAGGGCATTACTTCACACCTCTGATTCGTGCTGTGACTACATCGTTCCATTCGCCATAAACGCCATCGCCTGCATTGAACGCCTCGAACTTGACGTCGTATTCTTCGTAGTCAATCAACTCTAATAGGTGAGAACCCCGGCCGATAAACTTCGGTTCGGCCGGGTCTGAGTTGTCATAGTTCAGCACCAATGGCCAAGCCTGACCGGCGACCTCTGTGCCATCCTTGCTCATGGTCATGCGCACGGTGTAGCTGGCACCCAACAACTCGCCGGTCTCATCGTTTGTTAATTCCGAGAGTTCGACGGTATTGGTGTTGGCAATAAACCAGAGGTCGCTCATATCAACTAGGCCGCGTTGAGGGTGTTGGTAACGGTCAACTGCCAGCTCTGTGCCGATGTCTTTGTGCCCAGGGCTTCGACCTTGCGGTTCATCATGGTGCCACCGAATTGAAAGTTAAACACACCCCACTCATTCCATGCCCAGTTGGCCTCGCCGGTTGCAAACAAAGCACGTAGCGTCAGCACATTGCCCGAGCGCTGTGGATAGCCAGCTTCCATCCCCTTGCGCAGCTTGTTGGTTGCCGCTTGCAGGTCAGCCTGCGTAGCAGCGAATGCGGCGGCAGAATCACCGACGCCGATGTGGGCATTGGCATTATCAAATGCTGTTACAGCTTCACCAATGGCGGCCTGTGCCAGGTAATTACGAAATCCTTCAGTCATAGCCATGATTATTTTTTCTCCTCTTTTGCCAACTCGGCATAGCCATCGCTATTGCCGGTAAAATATTTAACCGTATTGCCCTCGCCCTTGCGGTAGGTCACGGAAGTGTCTTTGTCTGGGCCGCCTTCAACGATTTCGGCAGGCTCTTTCATTTCACCTGGCGCGGGTGCTTCACCATCGAACTTCACCAGCTGCCAATCCTGTTCTTCAATCTGCGTTTTCATCTGCTCTTGTTGCATTAGTTCACCTTGGGTTTACCAGATAAAGTGGGATAGTTTTTAAGCTTTGCTGACAATGTTGGGTAGATGCTTAGCTTGGCTGACAGGCGAGCTATCACCGTGCCGATGGCCTGCCTGGCAGCGGTATCAGTGATCGATGCATTCAAACTATCCAACACGCTCAAAAAGTTGAGAACTTGTGACTGGTCTTCGATTGAAATATTTATGCTGTCACTACGATCAAGACGCGCCAGAATGGCGGCGACATCAGTAATGGAAATATTCAAATCATCATTGCGTGACAACATTACAAACACCGCCTGGCTGGCATCAGCCACAGACAGACTCAAACTGTCCGCCACTTGCAACACTGCGGCGATGTTAATCAAACCTTCAGTCACCGACATGTTCACCGCATCACTGGCAACCAAACTATTGAGCAGGTCGATTGATTCAGTGATGGAAAGATTCAAACTATCAGCACGATCAAGACGCCCAAGAATTGCGGCCGCGTCTACAATAGAAATCGCTAAATCATCTGCGCTTGACAAGAGGGTAAACACAGCCTGGCTGGCATCAGTCACAGATAGATTCAAGCTGTCCGCCACTTGCAACACGGCAGCAATGTTAACCAAGCCTTCAGCTACTGACATGCTTGCCACATCACTAGCCGCAAGACTGCAAAGCAGATCGATTGATTCAGTGATGGAAAGCCCCAAGCTGTCAGTGGTGGTGAGAAGACCGTAGACAGACACTGAGTCAGTGATTGAAATATTTAATGCGTCAGTGCGATTGCTAAACAACACACCATCTTGTGCTTCAGTGATTGCAGTTGTGATGCTGTCGGCAGCGCTCAATAAAATAGAGATGGTTTGCATTGAATCAGTAATACTGCAATTCACTGTGTCGATGACGGTGGATAACAATAAGCTTGTCGCTGACTCAGTGATTGACGCTGATATCAAGTCGCTGGCTATAATGGGTATATCCCCGCCCACAACAGGAATAAACGACGCTCCAAAACGATGTAACATTTACGCGTCCAGCCTCAGACAATTCCAATCAAAATTACGAGCTGTCCCTGCTGTTTGTTTCAATGAGAACTCAATGCTGTATGGCGAATGAATCGGCACAGAATCCACCACCAGTTCTGTTTGTTTATGTGAAAAATATCCTAGAGTGATTAACTTGGCTGTTCCACCAGATAATACTTTTACCTTGGCCCGCAACTCTAATTCATCGCTAATTTCCATGTTGCCCAAATCAACGCGAATTTGATAAGTGCCAGCTGTTCCCTGGGTGGTCAACGTGTGTTCTGTACCCACCACTGCCGTTTGTGCTCCATTTGCAGCTGATGACATCTATCTTGCCCCCAATAAAATAACATCCAGCGACCGTGTACTGCCGCCTCCAAATGTAGTTCTAGCTGAAATTCTTGAGCCAGCTGGAATATGAACGGGCAGCCACGATAGATTAGGCATGATTGAGCTTCTAGCTGTTGTCCTACGATATGACCATGACATACCAGGAATGACGACAATTTCACTACCCGCCGCGCCCACTGCGAATTCAGTTTTGTGTATTGCGTCACTGGCTGAACCTGTGCAAGTGAAACAGAGGCCCAATGATTTTATTTCTGAATTTGTTGATGCAACAATTTCTTGCCACGCTGATGTACCGGATGACGGGGTGGTAACTGTTACACCGCCTGAGTCAGCGTTATTCACCCCGTATGACTCAATTATTTGATATGACGTCAATCCCGCCATCGTTTTCGGGTGAAGCTTAATTTTCACACTGATATTTTCACTTGTGGCGCTTGCTTGTCCTCTTATCGCAACCCTACTGCCTGCGGATATGTGTAGCGGTATATATGCCGAAATTAAATATTCAGAGGTGTGAGAGCCATCTACGGCAATTCCCTCAACAATTACTGTTTCACTTCCTGCTGCACCGATCCCAATATCAAGCAAAAGCGAAACTTGTGTCCCAGCGGATGCATCAGAATGGTTTGCTGCAATGCTAAAACCCATCGTCTCTACAGTAGTTGATGCCGACAGCTCAACCCATGCTGATTTTGTGTTTGCTGCCACGCCTGTTGGTGTCGCCCCACTAAGTGAAATATTCGCAGCATCAACTAATTGTGATGACCCCTGGAATCCAAAGTCAGACATTATGCCAACACCTCAGATGCTCTACCTACGGCTAGTAGCCCAGCAGATTCGAGAGCATTTACAGCATCTATTGTTTTCGGGCTTAACAAATTTACAGTGGTGGCATAATCAAGCTTCTTGATAAAACCAGAGATAGTCGAATTTACATTTGCAGCTGCAAGAATGTTGTCAAACTCCGTATCAGTGAACATACCAATAAATTCTTCACGCTGGACAAGCTTCTTAGTAATTGTTTTTTCCTTAAACGAAGTCGTCGTCTGATCCCACACAACAACTTCTAAGTCTGGCGCAGTTTCTCCTAGATCACGTGACGCCATTCCAAAAGTTAGTTGGTCGGAAACTACAGTTCCTATACTAACTAGTTCGCCAGTATCTGTTCTATAAATTGCTTTCCACATATAACACCTTTAATCATTCACAATTGCCGCTTAAGACGTGGTGTCAAATCGATTTTATTAACAATTTTCTTGTCGCCAATAACCACGGTCTGCTCAATAAACTCACTCACAACCTCACGCACATGACCACGAAACAGAATTGGTGGAATCCGTCTTTCAAAATCATATTCAAGTGGCGCGTATTCGTAGAGCGTTTCACCGTCTGGTGACCAAAAAACGTGTTTCCACCAACCGGCAAACGATGGCCTCTTTGCTAATCCACCACCAAATCTAAGCAGCATCACCAGCGCCCATATTCGACAATTACATCGATAAGGGCGCCATAGATGCATTTGCTATTGCTCGTTACTCAGCGTAACCATCGCGGCATCCCGCTCTGATTTACTGACTTGTGTGTTCCATTTCAGGATATCGTTTATCACTTTTAATTCCGGTGTGACTTTATCTTTGAGCCAGTGCGCGTCGTTGTCTTTGTCAAGCTGCGCGATTGCTTTGATGATCACTGCCTGGCGTGCTTCTGGCAGGGTGGGTTCCTCAGCAGGTGTTGGCGTTTTGTCACCTTGGCCGCCTGCGTTTAACTGTACGACCTTGTTATCACCATCATGATTTTCATCAGCAGGTTTTTTCTCATCTGGTGCTTCAGCGTTATCAATCGCACCAGAATCATTCAGGCGTTGACGGCAGTCATCGTTCAACTCAATACGGCTGCCTATTTTGTAAAGCTCGCCGTTGTGCTTGATTGGTTCTTTGCAGATATGCCAAGTTGTTGATTCAGACTTACTCATTACTTTTCTCCAAAGCGGGCCGAAGTTTTCCGTGCCTCGGCCCCTCTCCAGGTCTTCACTCATCACCAACACGGCCTGGCTTGAGTTATCCGATCAATCAGCGACCGGGCGACTTCTCTCTCTCACGGGGTTATTCGTACCCAAAAACTTCACGGGGCAGGCTCTTAGCCAACAGCGTTCTGGATGAAGTAACCCAGATCAGTGGCGGTGAGTACTTCTTTCACCGACTCACCTGAGCGTACCCGCACACCACCGCGTAGGCCGATATCGGAATCTTCTTTAGAGCCAGCCACACGCTGACCAAACTGCGCCGTAAAACCAAAGGTGGTGCCGTTGCGGTTGTCAGCCATCGTGTCGCGATAGATGAATGAGGCATGTTTGCCCCAGGCGCGGCCGATGGAAGCCGCCTGGCCTTTACGGGCGTTATTCACAAAGCTTTCACCGACCAATACTTCTTCCAGCTCCAACAGGGCGGCGATCGCTTCACGCTGCGCAATACCCTTGTCGCCAGAATTGCGGTTAGTGGCCTTAACAATATCCGGGTGCTGTGCCAGCTTGCTCATGGTGGCGCGGCCAAAGACACCGACATTGGGTCGCATGATGCATGAGTCCAGGCCGAGCATGATGTCGCCAATCGGATCTGAGTTGGTGAAGTCACTCCACTGATCTGTGCCTGACAAAACAATCTTGTTAGCCGCGGCATAGTTGGCAGCATTAAACACTTTGCCAGCTACTCGAAGCTCGCGGTCCAGCTCAATGATATTGGTCAGCTGCTCAGTGGCGCGCTGCACAGGATCATAGTTGTCTGGCGCATTCAGGATGTCAGATATCGGTATTGGATCGTCCAAGCCCCAATCTTCAGTGGAGTCGGTCACTTCTGTGCCAGTAAATTCAATTTCGTTCGGCTTGGACTTACGACCAACCTTGGTGTCCGGCACTGTAAAGCCTTCTGCCAGGTCATACTTTGTGTACTTAAACTCTTCCTTACCAACAGGCACACGCGGCAATACTGCGTCTGCAATCATGGTGCGGTTACTGTAAGCGATGGCGATGCCTGTCAGAACCGGATCAACTGGAAATGGTGTTTTCATTAACTAGCTCCTCTATTAACCTTGAATCTGACCAGGACGGATATAGACATCAACAATGTCGCCAGCCACACCAGCAACACCGGCATAACCGATGATGCGATTGTTCGTGCCCGCTGCTGGCCCGGCCGCAACGGCTTTGCCGCTAGCGTCTGCCGTGAGCGGATCACCCGCTGCAATCGTGCCGCCATATTCAACCGGCACGAATCGATCCAGCGCCACATCGACGCGCTCATTGGCGACAACAGATTGATTGGCGGGTATCACCGCCGCACCGATCAATAGGTCTGTGGCTGCAGTCGCCTGCAACACCTGGCCATCGGCTGCGCCGTGCATAACAATGCGGTACGCTGCAATCGCGCCTTCCGCTACATAGTTTTTGATGTACTGATTCATGGCTTACTTGACCCCCTTGGTTACGTGATTCATTGCAGCTGAGACCAAAACAGTACGACCGCTTTCAGCCTCTGATGCCACAAAGTCCTGAGCTGCTTTTGCCAGGGCGTTGGCATCATCCATATCGATTCCCGCCTCACCGGCATTCGTCTCTGTTGTGTCCACCTGTTTAGGCACAGCAGCAGCAAAGTCTTTAAACCATTGCAGCGGTGTCTTCTTGATGTGCTGCGATTTGTCGCCTTCACCTGCGCTGAATTCAAACTGCGTATCTTCGGCGTCAGAAAGTTGCAGCATGAAATCCACCGCGCCTTCAGCCTGGGCCGGGGTCAGATTGCTGCCATCGACAAAGGCAGTGAAATCAGTTGTCAGTCGCTGGCGGCGTTCGCTATCCAACTGCTGCTGTAGTAATTCTTCACTGACTGAGAAATCGGATTTCGCAGCGTTGCGGCCACGTTGTTCTGCGGCATCAATATCCGCCTGGGTAAATTCGGGTGGCACGTCGGCACCTCCTTGGTTGTGGTTGTCAGAGGAAAATGAGGAGGGGGTTTCCTCCGAAGGATTTAGCAAGGCATCAGCATGGTCTTTCATGCTGTCGATCTCATACTCAGGCAGCACCTGGTCAGCCTTGTCCAGGCCATGCTCCCCGATTAGAAATTCACGCATGCGGCGCATAACGCGAGCAAATACATTCGGCGTGTACCAGTCAGCCTCGAAATCGTAAGTTTCTTCAGCATCAGCACTGGAATAATTCATCGCATCGAGTGGAATCGCTGGGCGCCTGGCACCGAGAAAACCAACATGCTCAATTGCCATCGTGTTATCAGGGGTCTTATATATACGCACTGAGCGTTTGCGGTATGCGCCGTCTTCAACACCAGTGGCAAAGGCTGGGTTTACGTCGCGGAACTTGGCTTGCAGGGAATCCCCGTCACGTTTCAGTTCATCAATCCAGCCATAGGCGGGATCGTTATGCGTAGGATGGCCAACAACAATCGGGGCGGCAGTGGCGGCGCTGTGGTTGGCCACCATCTGATCAAGCTCTTCATTCGTCCATGTGCGTTTAACACCATTGCTGGATGTGTGTTCGCCAGAACGAAAGACCTCGACGTGATCGTCGAAGCCTTTGAAGTCGTGTTGTGTGTTTTTGTGTTTGTCCATGCCGTGCATATTGATGCAGACAGACAAAAGAAAAGAGCCGTAAAATTGTTTACGCCTCTTCATTGATGGTGATGTTTATAGAATTACATTGCTAGGTTTAATACGTCAAGAGTAGCTGCTAAAACCACAATAGAGGATAGAGCAATGTAATCACTTTCAATTATCGGCATATAAAAAAAGGGGCGCTGTGTGCGCCCCTTTTTATTACCACCTTGGATAAGCCCTGCATACATCTTTGCCGCAACGTTGACAGACAAATACCTTATCACCCTCCAGGCTGATGCGAACAAATCGCCATTTATGACCCATTAAATAACAGTGCAGACTTTTCATTTCCCAATCTGGCTTAACATATCTCGATGACGCGTAATCTCAGCCTCAGCAACGCTTATTTTTAAATTATATTTTGATACCACTGCACTCATTTCATTAGAGATGCTGTTTTCCCACGTGGCACCTGCAGAGTTATTAGCAGATCGAGATTTCTTTTTTTTAAGTGCAGCTAACTCTTTATCCATTGATAAGCGCAATTGATCAATTTTGGATTCTTGCCGCCTTATTTTTGATTTTAAGTTATGTATTTTTGAATCGCGTTTCATTTTGACTGTTCGGTCGAGTAAGGAATCTATATCCCTAGAATTAGGTTGATGAACCTTAATGTCTAGTTTCTCGGCTTCATCTGCACAGGGCTTATCGGAATATACGGTCTGGTTATCCACCACGCATTTGTATACAGCCGCATGCGCAGGAAATGTGGCTGCAAGTACTATTAAAATAAAAAACCTCACGTTACTCCCCCCTTAATATTATTAGCCTGCATTACCATTATTTCTAACAATGCACGCCTTAATGCCAAACTCAATAAGGCTGCACGCCTATCACTCAACCCAAGCATATTTAAAACCGATTTAAAAACGATTGTGAGCGGCCCTAGCGAAAACTTCAAGCCATGACAGCAGGGACGCTTAGAGCGGCCCTCTGTGGGCCTGAGGTTAAAAAACTAGCTGGTCTCGTTTTTAGCTATCTTCCATAATCTAAAGCTTTCGTTTGAGGCTTCCATATCGGCAATCAGTAAACGGGCTGTTTCATCAATAGACAGACCTCGGTTACGCGCCACTGAACGCAGCAGGTTGAATGCGCCTGACTCACTCAGTTCCGATCTGCCCATGATGATTCCGACAGCTGCATTTCTAGTTTTGCTTTGCAGCCATCTGGCCTGATCAGCGCCCCGCGCCAGTGCAATCTCTATGGTCAACAACAACTGCTCTAAGTCGAGATGTCTGATATCGCGCTTTACAATGAAACCTAATGCACCAACATCGGCAGCACGCCGCACCAGGTCTGGCGTGCTGTCACCCGTAACAAACACAAAAGGCACGCCCCAGCCTTGCAGCCTATTAGCCAACTCAACGCCATTCATATTAGGCATGTGCTGATCAGTCAACACCAGGTCAGGACGTTTTGACTTCACTTCACCCCACGCCTGAACGCCATCATCGACGGATATGACAGTATGTTTTTTTAGGATTTCTTCAAAGAATCGACGGATTATCGGGTCGTCATCCGCCACTACGATCCTGGCCATGCAAACTCCTTGGCCCCCATAATACTATATCGGCCTCGGATGCTATTGAATGACTCTGTTTGACTCGTCGCTTTATACGGCGCTGTTGCGCAATTCTGATAACCTCTGGATCGCTGACCCCGCGCTGATGCGCAAACGCCGCTAATTGAACAACCGCACCAATACCTACAACCTTTCCCATGATTCCCCCGAATCCATAGCTATATAAGCCAGCACGACGTGCTGCCCGATTAACCACAATCCGAGGTGGTAGATTTTGACACCCTTGCCACAATCCGTGGTGACTAGAGAAACATTACGTTAGCAGAGTTTATATATGCTTTACACCCTGTAATTTACTTACAGTTGCCCGCCGCCTTTCTGTTCATCACAATCACCAGCCAGATCGTACTCTTCATTCAGCTGGTCTGCCGCAAGCCCACGCACTGCCTGCAACACCTCTGCTCGGCGTGCACTATTCAGATACCGATAAAGATCTATAAGCGTGAATAGATCAGCGTTTGAGTCTTCGGGATCAATTGCCCGTCGCGGTGGTTGATTGACAGTGTATTTTACGCTGGTTTCTTGGGTACCAATATAAGAAGCTCGGGCACCAGTAATAATGTACAGGACATCCGCGCCAGCCTCAGCGACCCCTTCAAAATAGTCACTATCCGGCTTCCTATCTCCTTTTTCATAATTGATCTGCGAACCTTTTCCGACCCCCCCTTTGCTTCCAAACACGGTCTGGCTCATGCCAAGTCGCTTACGCTCCTCAACTAACCTTTCAAACAAGGTACTCAATTGGCAACCTTTTGGGGTTGACTGGTATTCATTTGTATACTAATCTCCTGTCATGCAGTTCACAAACGTGAACCACAAGAGCAAATAAAAAGGAGGTCATTGTGAGTCCCCATGACATAAATGCCATTTTAAAGAAAAAAGGTTACACCCAAGAACTCATCGCCTCTCGATTAAAGATAGACGATCGCTCAACTATTTCACACGTCATCCACGGTCGTGGCCGCAGCAGCAAAGTTGAGAGCCTCATTTCAGAACTCACCAACAAACCACTAAATAAGCTTTGGCCCAAATGGTATCAAAAAACAGGGCGGGCTGCGGCATGATCATCCCACCAACTCTGGCGGCGGCAGACTGCCCATGCGCAATGCCTTCAGACCCATACTGCAAACCACGTCCCGGTCTGCACCTGACAGCGGCAGATGTGCGTCATGAAATAGCTCTAATAGAGGCCGCGCCAGATTGCACAGGTATGCCGCCGCATACAGCTGCAGATCAGTCGGCTGCGCGGGAGGGGACAGAATGACCATCGTTACCTCTTTAATGTTGACTCTCATCCAGCCTCGCACATCGATATTTATTAACTGCTGGCGCAAGGCGGAAACATCCCGCACCTGGGCCAGAAGCGCTTTGCTTAGAGCATCACAACTCTCGATGTATTTCATTTCTTTTACCCCTGTTGCGTCTGTGTGTGGAAACAGCGTAGCCAACCAAGAGGTCTGTGTCAGTGGATAAAAACAATAATTCTTTTACCAGTGATCAGCCAGATCTCTTCCAACAAGTGGGCGGCATGACACCAACCCACTTGAGCGACAACGCACCAGACCTTGATATTCGGCTGGAGCTGCTGGCGGGCATTAAGGAGGCGCTGCGTCAAGCGGCCAGGCATGGATTGGGGCGGGAGCGAATAATCGACCGCATGAACCTTTGTTTGCCGGATGAGAGCCAAATCACTAAACGCCAGTTTGATGGCTGGACTGCCAAGAGTTCAGAAGACCGGCCTTTTCCGGCTGAGATGTTGCCCCCTTTGATCTGGGCGCTTAGAGGTGTGCTGACCCCTTTAGAAGTCATCACCAAAGCGTTGGGGCTGCATGTGATTGATGAGCAGGAAGCCTTGGCCAAGCAGTTAGGGGAAACGATTTTAACCAAGACGCAGATCGCACAACAAGAGCGATTTTTACGCAACAAACTAGGAGGTTAGTTATGAGTGGTTTTAAATTATCAGACTTTGAAAATATGAAGACTGTAACGGCGGGATTAGCGTTTGCCGAGCAGATGGCTCACCTTAAATTAATTGAGACTAAGCATTTATGCTCAGTAATTAAAGCGGGATCAGCTTTAGCTGTTACCAACGAAAAAGATGAAGACCATTACTGTCAAAAAAAAGGAGTGTCTAAGCAGTGGTGCAAATCTGCTGTTGATGTTTTTTATGTGTATGTCCACCAGAGGAAGCAGCATAAAATTTCCGACGCCCTGGATTTTACTCGTAACTCATCTGCTTATGCAGGCCACATAGAGTTGCTAAGTGTGGAGAAGGGGTTATGAGCGATACAAAGAAACCTCGCAGCCCTCGTAACAACAAACCGTTGGAGGGTGAAGTTCAAAAGCCTAAAAAGGCATTAGCCACGCCGATTGATTGTGATGATGAGACGCAAGCACTTGTAAAAAGGTTTATGTCGATTAAAGAAAGCACGGATATAGATTTGCCTATATATCGCGGCAAACTACTAACCGGACAAGAACTTGAAGTTAAGACCAGCAAGAAAGAAGCAGGTCTTGATAAATCATATATCGAAATGGGGTTTTACTACCTACTGTTAAAACGGGAGCTTGGTCACGGTGCATTTGGTGGCAGATTAAAAGATAAGGGCGTAGAAGCTCGCACAGCCCAACGGTGGATGAAGGCTGCTCTATTGGTTCAGGGTGTTTCAGAATCAAATGCGACACGCGTGTCGCATTTGCCACAACGAACAATTAATTTAATTGCCGCGCTCCCCGCACCAATTGTTGACGAAATGTTTGATGATGGCACGCTAAATGACGACTTAACTTATGGCCAGACCCAAGAAGTAGTCCAGCTTCGCAAGCAGCTGGATAAAGAATACAAAAAGAACGACCGCCTGTCTGAGCGTGTCGGGCAGCTGGATGAAGAGACCCGCAAAAACAAAGCCCTGCCAGAGACGGCCCTATATATAAAGGAGTTGCGCCGGGCGGTGCTTGAAGAGACTGAGTGCCTGCGTGTAAACAGCCACACCCTGCAAAGCATTATGGATAGAGCTGCCATGCTGCCGCAGGATGTTAGCCAGGCAGAGCTGGATAGTGTTGTCCATCCGCTGATGTATGCCTTGCAAGGGCTGTACGCCACCATCACAGCACTGCATGACAAGGGTTTTGATCTGTTTAAGGATTTCAAAGCGGATGTAGATGTGTTCCCCCCTGAGCTGGATAAAAAGGAAGTCGCTAATGCCAAGCGCCTGATGAAGTCGTTTGATAACGAGGCCCAGCTGCGTGACAAGTTGCGCCAGGTGGATTTGGCCCCAACAGGCAAGAAGGTTAAATAATGCAAACCCAGCGCCTCATCTTGCCGCACCTGCGTGTTGTCGATAGCACCACCACGGAGCCTGCACGTTTGAATACCAGGCAACAAGAAAAGCGTGATGCTCTGGTGGTGGTGATGCGTTATATCCGCAAACTGCGCGGTGAGTCAGGCGGTGAAAGTTTGGGACCAGCGGTGGCCGTGTTTCAACGGCAGCATAAAGAAGGAGCGTTGGCGTCTGCTGTCATTACCGCGCTGGCGACACTGCAACCCAAGAAGGCTGGCAAGTGTCCTGATCGCGCCACCTTATATCGCTGGGACGATAAGTACCGCCAGCACCTGAACGGTGACACCGCCGCGGCTGCACCCAAACACAAAGGCAAGGAACGTAAGGTCTACGGCTGGGAGGCGGTGGCGCTTCGTCTTTGGCAAACACCCACCAAGCGCAGTATTTCATCCGTCGCCATTGAACTGCGTGAGGATCACGGCTTCGACAGCGCCACTGATAGCCGGGTGCGCAGTTACCTGAAGTCACTACCCGCCAACTTTAGCGCAAACTCATCAGCACGGATGGGGGCGCGACTTTATCGCAACACCCAGCGTGGTTTTGTACGCCGCGACACTGAATGCCTGCCCACTGGTTTTATCTATCAGGGTGATGGCCACACCATCGACGTTTACATCGCTCATCCATTTACTGGCGACATCTGGCGCGCCGAGCTGACCGTGTGGTTGGATGTGCGCAGCCGCTATGTTGCAGGCTGGTATATCAGTGAATCAGAGAGCAGCCACAGCACCTTGTTTGCGTTGAGCCGGGCGTTGGTTGGTCACGATCATGTTCCTGCGATGCTGCACATCGATAACGGTTCTGGTTACGCATCAAAAATGATGAACGATGACAGCGTTGGTTATTACGCCCGCTTTGATATCGAACCTATGTTTGCCCTGCCATACAACGCTAAAGCCAAGGGCCAGGTGGAACGTTTCTTCGGCACGATGGAACGTGACTTCGGTAAACGCTGGGACACTTACTGCGGTGCCGACATGGCCGACGAGGCACTACAAAAGGTTGTTCGTGAAGTTAAGACCGGAAAGCTTCGCCTGCCATCGCTGCATGACTATTCAACTGCCCTGGCTGCGTGGATAGAAAAATATCATAACCGCTCACACGACGGCTTGAACGGCCGCACCCCGGCAGAGCTATGGAGTGAGCTGGAACAAGTGCAACTACACACACCCAGCGAAGCCATCATCAAGCCACA